CTTGATGGAAACGAAGTAGTTCTATCAGAAAGGGAGAATTGACAGCGGATACATAATAGAGTATGATACTGAAGTAATTACTTTCTATTATGGCTAAAGGATTTACAGTAAAAGCAAAGGCACCCATTGCCTCTCAACAACAACAAGAATGGGATTATAATGCAGCAAAAGAAATGGTGCGCGGTAAATCCGTCGTGTTCTGTCTTCCAGGTCGCGGAGTTTCTTATGCATATTTGAAGAACTTTGTTCAATTATGTTTTGACTTAGTTCAAGCGGGAGCAAGCATTCAAATTTCGCAAGACTATTCATCTATGGTAAACTTTGCAAGATGCAAATGTTTAGGTGCGAATGTTCTTCGTGGACCTGACCAAATTCCTTGGGATGGTAAATTGAATTATGATTATCAACTTTGGATTGACTCTGATATTGTCTTTAATACTGAAAAATTCTGGCAACTTGTTCTGATGGATAAGGACATTGCTTCTGGATGGTATGCAACCGAAGACGGGCATACAACCTCAGTGGCACACTGGATGGAAGAGGATGATTTCCGTAATAATGGTGGAGTTATGAATCATGAAACCGTTGAGTCCATCAGCAAGCGTCGTAAACCATTTACCGTTGATTATGCAGGATTTGGTTGGCTTTTGATTAAGCACGGAGTATTTGAACATTCCGAAATGAAGTATCCCTGGTTTGCTCCTAAGATGCAAGTTTTTGAATCTGGAGAAGTTCAGGATATGTGTGGAGAAGATGTATCATTCTGTTTGGATGCAAAAGAAGCAGGATTTGAAATTTGGTGCGATCCTCGTATCAGAGTCGGTCACGAAAAGACAAGAGTGATTTGATGTCTAACGAATTTTACAACATCCTCTGCAAAGGTCGTAAAATTTATTCCAATCTTACAGAAGAAGAATACTTCAATACTATGGAGGATTTGTCTAATCAGTTTTATCAGACAGGTTCTCCAAATCCAAATGAAATTGAAACTGAAATTATAGGAGAAAACTAATGGCAATTAAAAAATCATCAGGTGGTGGAAAGCAGGTAATCGAATCTCTTCCCAAGAAAACTAAGCAAGGTTGTGGGGCTCATACAAAGTATTCTGCTACGTCTCGTAATAAAGCTCGCAAAAAGTACAGAGGGCAGGGTAAAGGTTAATGTATTTTCTAGAGTGTGATGATGAATGGAATCAAATACATCCATCTGACCTCTGGGTTTATAATAAACTCTTTTTAAGTCGGATTTTAGGTTATACTTGTGGTCCTGCTGGAACCACAGTACCCAAATCCGACTTTTATATTGTCCGCCCCTCATTTAACTTGTTTGGAATGAGTCGTTTTGCTCGTAAAGAATGGATTAAAAAGCGAACAGATGATATGCACCCCTCTGAATTTTGGTGCGAAATCTTCGAAGGTGAACATCTAAGTGTTGATTACCATAATCAAAAGCAAGATTTGGTGATTTTAGGAACAAAAACTGAAAATGACCCACTTAACCAGTGGAGTGAATGGAAAAAAGTAGATAAAATGGTCGATTTTCCTGATATTTTGAAGAACTTAAGCAAAGATTATGAATGGATTAACTGTGAATTCATTGGAGAGCATCTGATTGAGGTCCAATTTCGTAGAAATCCAAACTTTAGATATGGAAATACTATTGCAATACCGGTTTGGGACAAAAAAATAGAGAAAAATTATGAAGGATATCGGTTTATTGAGGATCCAAGTTACGAAAGAAAAGGTTTTTGGGTGAAATAAATAAATTTTTAATAAAATAATAATTGGAACAGTATTCAATGGGAACTCATCTCCTTTTGGAGGTATATGATGTTAAATTTGACCTCTTAAATGACGTAATATCTCTCCAAGAAACAATGGAGAAAGGTATTAATCGTGCAAATATGACTATTTTGAACATCTTTTCTCATTGTTTTCTTCCTCAGGGATGTACCATCGTCATTGCACTCTCTGAAAGTCATGTATCCTGCCACACCTGGCCTGAAAATGGTTGTATAGCAATTGATGTCTATACTTGCGGTGAAGGAAATCCTAGACTAGTTGCAATTGAGTTATTAAAATATCTAAAGTCCGATAATTATAATCTTCGTGAAGTAAATCGTTAAATAGTATTAGGAGATAGAAACCTCCTTTATAAAAGTTCTGTTTTAATTTTAAAACAGGAGCTTCAAAATGCTATTCGAATCAGAAGAAAATCAAAAAAGACTCATTCAAGAAGTGGTTTATGATGCCGCACCAAAACATAATTTAAAAAAACAATTCGAACTACACGAAAAAATTCGTAATGATGATGACTATGATGATTGGTCATATGGAACAGAGCCAAATTATGGTTCTTCTTGGAAGTAAGTATAAATAAATAAAAAACTTTCATTCAATGGCAATTCAAAGGATATCCAGATCATTTAAAGATATCAGTTTATCCTTTGAACCACATCCAGTAACAAAGGATCTTCCGATACTGAAGAATGAAAATGCAATTCGTAGATCCGTAAGAAATATTGTAGAAACTATCCCAACAGAAAGATTCTTCAATTCTTTATTAGGATCCGATATTACAAGAAGTTTATTTGAATTTGTCGATTTTGGTACTGCATCGGTAATTCAAAATCAAATTGAAATATCAATTAATAACTTCGAACCAAGAGTTAATAATGTAGTAGTTCAGGTGGATCCTATTTCGGATGATAATACGTTTAATGTGACAATTATTTTTGATATTATCGGACAAGAATTTCCAACTCAAGAATATTCATTCATACTAGAGGCAACGAGATAAAATGCCTTTTACTAAATTTACAAATCTAGATTTTGATCAGATAAAGACTTCTATTAAAGATTATCTCCGTGCCAACTCTACATTCACGGATTTTGACTTTGAGGGGTCTAATTTTTCTGTATTAATAGACACTCTGGCATATAATACCTATATTACAGCATTTAACTCAAATATGATTGTGAACGAATCCTTTTTGGATTCTGCAACTCTCCGAGAAAATGTGGTTTCGCTGGCAAGAAATATTGGATATGTACCTCGCTCCAGAACGGCAGCAAAGGCACAGGTATCTTTTAATATATCTGTAGTGGATACACCCATAATTACCTTACAGGCAGGTCTGGTGTGTGTCGGCTCTGTAGATAATACTTCATATACATTCTCTGTACCTGATAATATATCATCAAATGTCATAAATGGAACGGCATCCTTTAATAATATTGACATTTATCAAGGAACATTTTTAACGAAACAATTTGTGGTGGATGGGTCTCTGGACCAAAGATTTATATTGAACAATTCATTCATAGACACCTCGACTATTTCGGTTTATGTGAAGGGAATTAATGATAGTGGTCTTGGAGTAGAATATTTTTCTGTTGATAATATACTTAATGTAGATTCATCCTCAAGAATCTATCTCTTACAAGAAGTTCAAGATGAAAAATATGAATTACTTTTCGGTGATGGTCTTATTGGGAAAAAATTGGAAAATAATGCGGTAATTACAGTAAATTATATTGTTACTGATGGAGAGGAAGGTAATGGTGCTTCTTCTTTTTCCTTTGCCGGAAGTATTAGAAATGCAATTAATGGAGTAATTAATATAGGTTCAGTCTCGGTTATAACAAATCAGTCGTCTCAAAATGGTTCTGAAATAGAATCTATAGATTCTGTTAAATATTTTGCTCCAAGAATATATTCATCTCAATATAGAGCAGTAACTGCACGAGATTATGAGGCAATCATAAAAAAAATATACCCAGACACAGAATCAGTTGCCGTTATTGGGGGTGAAGAATTAGACCCTCCAGAATTTGGTACGGTATCTATAAGTATCAAACCAAAAAATGGAACTTTTGTTTCTGATTTTAACAAACAACAAATTATTAATAAATTAAAGCAATATAGTATTTCTGGAATTAATCAAAAAATAATTGATCTTAAAATATTATATGTAGAAATTGATTCATCAATTTATTACAACTACGCTCAAGTATCGGCAGTAGAATCACTAAAAACAAAAGTTGTAAATTCATTAACGGAATATTCAAATTCTGTAGATCTCAATTCATTTGGTGGAAGATTTAAATACAGTAAGGTTCTTCAAATAATCGACAATAGTGATATTTCCATAACTTCTAATATTACTAAGGTTAAAATTAGAAGAGATTTGATGGTAATGATAAACCAATTT